GGAGAAGAAGACTTGCCGCCAGACTTATAAAGACTGCCCAGAGCATTTTGCGTAGCAGCCGTAGCGTTACTGGCTGCAACAGAAGCGTTAGTCTTGAGTACGTCTAAATCATACTGTGCAAGTTGCAAAAACCCACCGGGTTTAGCTTTGGCGTCAATAATCATGCCCAACTCACGTTCGCTCTTGGCATCAGCAAATACTGAACGAGTACCGTCTTGGTTGACTTGGATGTAGCGAAACGGGTTTTTCGGGTCACGTTCCAGCTTGAACGAAGTGTTTTGCTCGTCAAACCATTCCAAGGCCGACACCACACCCTTAGCCCTAGACTGACGGTAGCCCTCTTCAAACTTTTTAGCCTGCAACGTAATGTTGTTTAGCTCAGTTGTAGTGTAGCTAGCTTGCAACCGCTGACGCTCTTCCACCCCTTGAGTCCGCTCAATCAAATCAAGAATGGCGTTAGTCCGGTCTTCAGGCTTTTCGAATTTTTGTTTGTTAATTTCATCAAAACCCGTGTCAAAAGCCTGTTGTTTTTTTTGTTTGCGTAGAGCATCTGCAGCTTGAATCTCGGCCAACGTCCCTTGCGTTCTAGCGCCTGCGGTTTGAACATTCTGCAGCTCAATAGCCCCTTCTAATCTCTGTCTTTCAAGGGGATACATTTCGTCTTGTCGTTTTGCGAGGTCAATTTCTCGACGCATACGCAAACCCGCAGCAGGATCACGTTCAGCAATAACATCGGCCATTGCATATTGTCTAACCCGATCAATTTCTTGTTGCGAGGGCGCGCGGTCAAACATCTGCTGGCCGACCTGATAGCGGCTCAAACCAATTCTCTGACCTTGAACTGGCATTTGAGGCGCGTAGTTCACCTGCTCTTGGGGAGTCAAGCCAAACATCTCGGCATCTTGAGCTGCCATTGCTTGCGCTTCTGCACGAGCCCGGCCAATTTCGTCAGGCGTAGCTTCACGCTGTTGAACTTCCTTGGCAGTCAGAGCTTTTGCTTCTCGGATGCCGAGCTGCTCTTTACTTTGGTTGTAGGCGTCAAGGATGCCTTGACCTAAACGTTCTCCGGCTTGAAGACCTGCTGCAAATCCCATGATTAAACCTCCAACATCCGAATGCCGAGACCGGCGTAGTTAACTGCTTTGTACCCGTCAGGTCTTGTAACAACCATCCGCGGGAACTTCTTCTCAACTTCATCAGCCATAACGCCAATAAAGCGTCTGCCAGTACCGTTTCTATATTCAAACTCATAAAGCGGCAACTTGGTACGCTCGTCGCGACCAACAACTTTAATGTTCTCTTTCAAGCGGCGATCAGAGCCGCCCATCATAAATGGCAGTGCAGCAGCACCAAGCTTGCCGCCAGCGCCAACAAGTCCACCGATCATTTCGCCTTGAGCGTTCAAGCCTGCATTAAATGCACTTGTCTGCGAATTCAGGATGTTGCCTTGACCAGTGATACCCATCTGAGCGCCAGCTAGGGAGTAGCCAGCACCTTGGCCAAATGATCGGCTAAACTGATCCCCCGGAGCCATTGCAGAAGTGAGACCGGTAGAACCTGCAGCGGTAGCCGCACTATAAGCTCCAGTCGAAGCGCCAGCCAAATTACGACCCAAGCCGGTGACGTCCATGCTACGAGCAAAACCAATGCCTTCAGCTTGTCGACGGGCGTTGGTAGCTGCACCCGCAGTCATACTTGCAAGGTTTATAGCGTTTTGGTTTCTTAGCATCAGCCCGGCACCTGAAGAAGGGTTAAGACCTCGACGAGCCATCTCACGATTGCTAACACCCTGCGCAGTTTGGAACGCGTTTGCTGCGTCGGCAGCGGCTTGGGCAGCGATCTGGGCTCTGTTACCCTCGGTGTTGTAATTCTGCACTTGGGCTACTAGCCCAGTCTCCATCGGGCGGAACGTTCGCAGCTGGTAATCGTAGTAATCCTGCGCCTGCTTCATCTGCTGTTCCTGCGCAGCCATCTGCTGGGTGTAGACTCGTTCAGCCAGAGGTTTCATTTCCTCGTACTGACGCTGTGCGAAGTCCATTTGACGATTGCCCAGACGCTCAGCCGTAGCGATGCCTTTTTCTGTGGCAGCGGTCATAGCCGAATAGTCTGGTGCTGGTTGCGATTTTCCGCCCATATTTACTCCTTGCGCAGCCAACGACAGGTGTCAGGCCGCATTACCAAAATCTGCATATCAGCGCCGGGAGCGCCGTCTTTCATTACGAACTCTTCCTCAAACCCTAGATGCTTATCGAATTCTATGATATGCGGTTCATTTGTGGGCACCATACCAGTGAGTCTTTTTAACTGGCAGTGGTTAAATGCGTAGTTGCACACATGCTCGAAGAGGGGGATGATCTGCTTCGTCTGCCGTGCGATGGCTATATGACACGTAGCGTTGGAACCATTGTAGTTGTTTATGACTACTCCGGCTAGAACCTCGTCTCCTTGCATGACCCCAAGCGCATAGAAACTACCCCAGTCTGCGCCCTGACCGACACGCTCAGCAACCCAAGCGCCAATACGATCCTTCTGGTCAAAGACAAGTTCTGCCATGTGCGTATTATGTCTTATTGCGGTGGAGTTGGCCAAGTGATTTCTGTAGGATAACCTGCCTGCGCAGTAATGTCACGCAACTCTTGGCGGTAGGTTGCCCAAGCTGTCTTGGTAGAGATCGGAACATCGGGTAACTGAGTCCAGTCACTGGCAACTAATTTAGCCTTGCGTTCCATGAGCGCTTCCCTTGTTTGCTGCTGTAGTTCCTTTTGTGCAATGGCTGCAGTCTGTGCGGCTTCTAACGCGGCTTGGTCTGGATTTGCTTCCCAGCACAGCGTGGTTGTGTTCCAGATGTCAAACTCAGAGGCTTTGGTTGTGTAGTTCTCAGGGGGTTCGCCATTTCGCAGATACCAACCAGAGGCGTCAACACCCTCTACCATGCGCTCAGAACTAAAGCCTTTACTTACAAGCGGCCCGTTTTCGCCATCCGTGTAATAGTAGTACATCTTATTTCCTAATGATTTCCACGCCGAGCCAAGCGTTGACGTTTGGATTAGTACTGCTGTCAAATCTTGTAGCCAGCACCCGGGCGTATTTATACACGCTGGTCACGTAGTTGGGGCGACGTACTGTCCACAGAGCCCCCTCAGTGCTATTTGCAATTTCAGTAGCAGTGTTTACAAAGTAAGCTGCAAAACCCTCTAGACCTCCGGTATCGGTACAAGTCACATTCAGCGTTGCGATTTGATTAGGGCCGTTAGTTGTATACGTCAACACATTGGGCGTAGTGTATGACCAAGCGAAATAGGATAGATTAACTATACCTGACTGTGGTGTGCCAAAATTTCCAGAACTAAGAATGTCGTCCGCACAATAATACAGCCTATAGGTTCCAGCATTAGGAATCAAAAACACGAACTGCATGGTTACAGTTCCGCCAAAGTTATTTGCTGGCCATACAGACAGTTCGGTTAGAAGTGCTCGCGTTCTATCACCTGTGCCCCACCAGTAACCTCTTGTTGGCGCTCCATACGTAACAGGCGCTAATCGAATGGGATAACCATTTGTGGTTACGACCCCAGCAGGTTGTAGGAATGGATTCTCAGGATCGGGGGATTGATATGAAGCTGTTTCACCAATCGTAGTCCATGTCACGGCGTCTGTACTGATCTGCAGTTTGGAGTTCCCTAGTTGCGTTACACTAGCAGAACCGGGCGATGTAGGCTGCACATACAATTTAAGTAACGCTGCATCCTGTGCGGCGGCACTAAAGTCTACAAAACCAATTTGTCGTTCACCCATTGCAGAAGAAGGCCACGTATTTTCTAGCTCAACGATGGATGTAAACGTAATAGCGCCGCCAACAATCTGCAACCTGCCAACAGCCAACTCAGCGATCTTTGCGCTACCAATAGAAGCCGCAGGAACTTCGATGTCACCGCGGGCAACAATGTTCTGGAACACAGCTTTACCAGAAGCGCCATTACCTTTGGCTACCGCCCAGCCCACAGTACCGTTATCAGTGATGTTGCCATTACCATCGATCGTGCCGTTGAAGTCCGAAGACGCAATGAAGTTACCGATCTTGGCGTTTGAAACTGCGGCAGTACCGATCTTTGCATTTGTGATGGAGGCATCAGCAATATACGCTTCGCCAATGGCTGCACTAGCAATATAGGTGCTAATGTTGGCTGACGTAATCGAGCTTAAAAAAGCAAAGTTTCCAAACGATGGGATGTTTGTGATCTGGGTGCTCCAGTTAACACTGCTTGCCGTAGCCAATGTCCCAAGACCAGTAACGCTAGAAGCAGCAACTGTGTTTGCAGTAGCCAACGTACCGAGACCTGTGACATTCGAAGCAGCAACTGAGTTTGCAGTAGCCAGAGTACCAAGACCCGTAACGCTTGAAGCAGCCACTGTGTTTGCAGTAGCCAACGTGCCGAGGCCAGTAATGTTAGCTGTACTAAGCGGTGTACCAGCTGCAAAGATGACATTCCCTGCGGAGTCTTTAATGCTCAACCCACGGGTGTCGATCTGGGACGCAGTTAACTGCCCACGAATAGATGCAGCACCGAACTCAGCCGAGCCCCCACCGTCAATCTTCCAGCCAGCAGAACCGGCGACGTAATTTGAAGACTGGATGTACTGGCCCACGTTAATCGAGCCCGCGATGATTTTGTCAGCAGTTAAGCTAGCAATCTTGGCGCTGTCGACTGCGAGGTTAGCAATCTTGGCGTTTGTAATTGTGCCGTTCTGAATGTAGCCATCAGTGATATACACACCAGCAGGGACTGTGACGCCACCAATGGTTGTTTCCGCAGTGCGCACAATGAAAGGCATCGTGGGGGTAATCCCCGGGCCACTGGGGCTTGCAATGTAGAACGAGTCTGCACGCACAGCAAACGTACTGGTAGCTGCAGCACCATTAGCAGTAGACGCTAAGCCGAAACCAGAGACATAGCCATTGAGGTCAACCTTGACCGTGTACTTGCCTTCGAGATTCTCGCCGCTTGCTTTTGTAAAGTAGTTGGCCTGCAAAGCCGCGGTCGTGGTGTAGTTGTTCAACGTACTCGAAGAAACCAAACTCTGCGTAGCGTTTGAAATCGCCGTGTTAGCGTCGGCCTTCGTGTAATAGTTTGTTGTCAGCGTAGCGGTAGTAGGGTAATTACCTAACTCCGTGGCCAAGCCGCTGGTCGATACCAGATTGGTCGTAGCGTTGCTGATCGCAGTGTTTGCGTCAGTCTTTGTATAGTAGTTCGTTGTCAGCGCCGCAGTTGTCGTGTACGAATTCAAAGCGTTGTTCAGCGCTGTTGTCGAGACCAAGTTCTGGGTTGCCGCAGTAATGGCCGAGTTTGCATCTGTCTTGGTGTAGTACAGCGAATTAAGAGTTGCTGTGTTTGTGTACGAACCCAACGCATTATTAAGGGCGGTTGTGGAAACAAGGTTCTGCGTCGCTTGGCTAATCGCCAAGTCTGCACCAGTCTTTGTGTAGTAATTCGCTGTTAACGTCGCAGTGTTGGTATATGCGGTTAACGCCGTATTCAGATTCGTAGTGGATACCAAAAACTGTGTAGCTGAACTAATCGCAGAGTCTGTTGCTGCCTTGGTGTAATAGTCCGAAACGAGGCCAGCAGTGTTTGTGTAGTTGCCAAGCGCAGTATTGAGCGCTGTTGTTGAAACAAGCGATGTTGTTGCCGAACTAATCGCTGAGTCTGTTGCAGCTTTGGTGTAGTAGTTAGTTGATAAATTTGCTCGAGTCGCTGGCAAACCAGTTGTGGCGTCATTAACCTGCGCACTCAGGGTTTGGCGAAGAGTTACCTCAGCTCCAAGATCACTGACAACATTGGCAATCTGGGTTGTGTGCGCGGCCACAACTTGGCCCAGTGACGTGTAATCTCCGACTTTTGTCCAATACGTAGTGTTGGTAGGTAGATTGCCAGTGGTTGTGGACTTTGCTTGGTAAATACTGCCGTCGTACGTTACCAGATCATTAAGAACATATGTTGTAGAAGCCGAGTACGCAGGGGTATTCTGAATGTCATTGACTTGTGCCTGTACCGCACCAACGCGAGCATTGACAGACCCGGGCACACTAGCTGCGGCATCGATCAAATCAATGCGAGAACTAAGGTCAGTATAAAGCTGTGCAGCTGTGAGTTCGCCAGTAAGTGCCGCTAGGAGTTTGGCTACGTCTTGACCGGTAGTGACAACAAATCCATTCGTACCGCCAGCAGGACTAACGCTGAGAACGCCGTCATTGGACTCCCACTTAATCCACAAATGCCACTCAGTAGCCGGGTCGGTAGCGTAAGAAGTAACTTGTCCAGCAAACTGGGTAATCTCAACAGCATTAGCAAAAACTGGTTGAGGCGCACTACCTGCACGAGTAGCACCATAGATACGAGACACACGATGGCCATGCCCTTGTGGGTAGGTGGGAGGGTCGCACTCAATAATGATGTTGGTAATTGCAGCTGACGCTTCAAAACCAGTTGGTGTAGGAGGCGCAGTCAAATCAGGAACATAAGGGCCAGAGACGGACGGGCCAGCCAGTAGGGGTGCAGAACCTCCACCGAATTTAAAATTGCTAACAGATGCAAAACCAGAGTCAACCAAGTCGCGAAGCGTCACGCCGCGATCAAGGGGATCGCCCTGCTTACCCAAATAGGTCATCAGGGTTTCGCGAACACGAGCGCCAAAGTTACTGGCGCTGTCACTTGGGATGTCGTTTCTCATAGCTGTTTGAGTTCCTCAATAGATGTCGCAATGGCTGCATCTTGGACAGGGTTTGAGCCTTCCAACTCAATCTGAAATTCGAATGCGCGGTAGCCACTGGGCAACCTAAATGGATTGCGGTCTGCAACGGTCTGCGTGTGCTTTAGTGCGCCATCAGCGTACAGACGGAAAGTCACGGGGTATGCGTTGGCCACAACCACCGCAGCAGCAAAATTAATCGGAACACCTTGGCGGAATGGCTTGCTGCGTGAGCGGTATGTCAGGGCAGTACCGGCGTCCCACTTGCCGATGTTTGCGCCGTTGAGGACGTATAGCTGGTCTTTCAGGCTGTCAAAGTACATGGCTTCATAGCCAACATCAAGGAAATAAATACCGCCGCCACTAGGGTCAATGATGAAACCCTTACGACCAGAACCGTCGTTGTAGCTGCCTAAGTACATACCCTCATACATCTTGCCAATGATGCTGCTTGGAACCAGTGCTTGCCAGTCTTCACGAAGCATGACGCCACTAGTAATAACCCTAGCACCATCTTGACCAAGCCAGCACAGACCATCTTCAGAAGCCCAAGCCACACCAGTACCCATGCTTACAATAGAACGTGCAGCTACGCAGGCTTGGTTGATTTCCAAGGGCTTTTGATCCATACCATCAGGGGTCGAGCCTTGCGCAACCAACGGGCGTCCGGTTGTTAACACCAGCAAAGTTTGCCCGAACACGCCAAGGCCAACAGGTTTGCTGTCTGGCGGGATGATCTCGTACGTTGGAGGCCATGCGTAGGGCGTGTAAGGCTCACAGATACGCACCGAGTTACCCGATATACCACTCATCATTCCATTCCACATAGCCGTCAGATTAGACAGCGTTGGCTCAGTGATGCTCGTCGCACCGCCCGTAGGAATACCGGGAGCTGGAAACCAGAAGTTTGTTGACAGAACCTCACCCAGTGTTTGGTTGTTGTCTGTCGTTGATGAGGTCGCGATTGAGATTTCGCCAAGGAAATAAAAGTCAGTCCCTGTTGAGCTGCCCTGCGTGCGGTAGATGCGAATCCTGTTGATGTCATAGTTGCCAGACGGCACAGAGCTAAATCCAGAAATGGACGTTGAGCCTAGGTTGTCCCGGGTGACTAGGGCGCTCACAGGTGATGGGGCTGATTCCCAGCCTGCGGTGCTTACATAGGTGTAGACGTAGTAGTAATACTCGATGACTGGAGAAGTTGCACCGGAGTTTGTACCAGTTACCGTAGGCGCACCCACGGGTGCAGGGATGCCCATTGGGCGAGATGTTGTGGGGTACGGGGCAGTGGCCAGACCGAGGATGTTGTCGGTGAATTTGGGGATGCCGTCGCCAGTGTAGAAGGTCTGCTCGGTTGTATCGTTGGCATCAAAGCCACGCACCACATTCACAGCAGTTGTCCAGCTGAGCCAGTACTGAGCATCATTGTCAATGTCACGACCCATGCGGTAAATCGTCTGCCTGCCAGCCGTAGAAGCTGCAACAGTCAGAGGGGATTTCCAAGGGCGTAAGTCACCACGCCCGGGTTTTTGGTTGCGGGATGCGACACCTACAGTCTCAGGCAACAGAACGGGGTTGATAGCCCGGTTCTCACCGGAAAAACCCGCATAGCGAATAACGGCCATGGCTAACTCCTATATGCCTAGATTGTAGTGTTAACCACCCAAAACAGCTAGGGCCTGATTGATGTGTTTGATGCGATCGTCAAGGCCAATTGTGCCTCCGTTGATGCGTTTCGTCATGGTCACGAAATCACGGCCATCGGCAATCTGGTTGAGCTTGTGTGTCTGCCAGAACCAGCCCGCAGTTTGAGCGGCATACTTGGGTGTGCGTACCAGTTCAGGCTGCATCACGAAGTCTTCTCCGAGGGCCTTGCCTGCGTGGTAGAAATTGCTATGGCCCGTCAACTGGAGGAAGCCGGAGCCGCGGAAACGAAAGCCATCCCCAGAAGCCTCATCTCGGTTTCCCATACGGTTGCCGTAAATCCTATTGGCAATTTTTTTAGGCTGCTTCTCGTAGGCAGCAGCTTCCTCGGGTGTAAAGCCCCACGCACGCTTAGGCGTCTTGGGAAACAGCTTGAGCAAGGTGGCAGCCCTGTAGTTCAGGTTCTCTTCCATGATCTTGAAGTTGCCGCACTCGTGGCCACACTGGCCGATCCAGCTGGCTTGCTGCAAGGGTGTGAGAATACCGAACCGCTCGAAGGTCTCGTTGAACGCGTCTGCCAACGAGGGGTCAATATGCATCTGTTTGAGTTGGTCAGGACTTACCATTGATTATGTTCCTTGCTTCGTTATAGGCGTCAATGCACGCGTTCAGTTGGGCCGCGTTTCGGTCGCCTTGGGCGACGATTTCTGCGATGGCTGCGAGGGTTGCTCGCTCGGCATCAGAAGCTTGGTCAACCTGTCTGTCAGGTTCACTTCTTGTTTCTGGATTTGTGGGGGCAGCGGGGGTACTTGCGGGGGCTTGTACACAACTGGCGGTGGGGAGGCGCACCCTACCAGCACGAATGGCAGCATCCAAAGCACTTTGTTTTTGATTGACAACATTTGTAGTCTCCTGAAGTTTGGTAGCAGTAGTGTTAATTTGCTCAGTAAGTTTCAGTTCAGTCTGACGAGATTCCTCATTCTTGCGAGCAATCTCAATCTGCATTTCCTTGTCACGGTCAGACCAGCCGAAATGATACCCCCCTCGGTAGGTTCCGAATACGACTACACACAAACCAATTAATAGCCAAGGAAGTGGGATGCCAAACATAATCAGTTCTCCTTGCGAGCGGCTGCAATCTCTGCACGGTCATCATCAGGCTCCATGTGCTCTGGAGGCGTTGTGGGTGGGG